AGCAGCGTGGCTAACCTTAGAGTAGAGCTTCACCCCAAGCAGACGGAAGTATTTAATGATAATCACCGTTTTAAAGTGGTTGCTGCAGGACGAAGATTTGGAAAGTCTCGTCTCGCTGCTTGGACCCTCATCATTGAGGCATTAAAATCTAAAGAGAAGGATGTCTTCTATGTTGCTCCAACTTTTCAACAAGCTAAAGACATTATGTGGACGGTTCTTAAGGAACTTGGACATGAAGTTATCAAAACTGTACACGAGAATACGGCGGTAATAACTTTAGTAAATGATAGAAAGATTTACCTCAAGGGATCTGATCGCCCTGATACTATGCGTGGTGTTGGTCTTGCTTACGTTGTAGTAGACGAGTATGCGGACATGAAGCCGCAAGTGTTCGAGCAGATCCTTAGACCAGCACTGTCAGATGTAAAGGGTGGAGCACTGTTCATTGGAACCCCAAAGGGCAGGAACCACTTCTACGAGTTGTACCAGATGGCCCAAAAGGAAGAAGATGAAGATTGGTCCTCGTTTCACTTTACTTCTTTTGATAACCCTCTACTCGATCCTAAAGAGATTGAGGCTGCAAAGAAGTCAATGTCTTCCTTCAGTTTTAGACAGGAATACCTTGCTAGTTTCGAAGCCGCCTCCTCAGAACTCTTCAAGGATGAGTGGATACACTATGTTGACAGTGATGATGTTCCTGACGATGGGCAGTACTATATTGCTGTGGACTTGGCTGGTTTTGAAGATGTAAGCAAGCAAGCTAGTAACAAAAAGAAGCATCTAGATGAATCTGCAATAGCTGTGGTTAAGGTTACTCTGGATGGATGGTTTGTAGATACTATAGTGTTCGGACGATGGGATATCAAAGAAACCGCCAACAAAATATTAGAAACAGCAAGAAGTTACGATGTGCGGCTAGTAGGTATAGAGCGGGGAATGGCACGGAACGCCGTACTCCCGTACCTACAAGACTTGATGAAGAAGAAGTCGTTTTTCATCTCAGTGACAGAACTGACACATGGCAACAAGAAGAAGACGGACCGCATAGTATGGGCTTTACAGGGACGCTTCGAGCATGGAAGGATTAAGCTAGTTAGAGGCGAGTGGACTAAGCAGTTCGTGGATCAGCTCCTTAACTTCCCTAACAGCGCGGTACATGATGACTTGATTGATGCCTTAGCCTACATTGATCAGATTGGCATCACAGAGTTTACTGACATGATTGAAGATGACGAGTACGAACCCTTAGACACAGTATCAGGATACTAGGAGCAAGCATGGATTACGAAATGATGAAAGAACAAGAAGAGATGGAAGTAGAAGTCGAATACGAAGAACTAGAAGAAACAGACCCTTTCGGTGACACCACTAAGGACTAAACATGGCTGATTTTAAAGAAGACCCAGTATCTGAATCAGATAAAGACCTAGTAGCCTTTATTATTGATCATTGTGATCGGTGGAAAGAACACCGTGATAACAACTATCAGGCTAAGTGGGACGAGTACGAGCGCCTCTACTACGGCGTATGGTCTGACGAGGACAAGACTCGTGACTCAGAGCGCAGTAGGCTTGTGTCCCCAGCTATCCGTCAGGCAGTAGAGAACAAGACCTCAGAGATCATTGAGGCTACCACAGGACGTGGTGAGTTCTTTGAGCTAGAGGATGACGCTGCTGACCAACAAGAGATGGACGTTGAGATGGTTAGTAGACAGCTTCACGATGACCTAAAGAAAGACAAGGTGGACAAGGTTTGGGCAGAGGTAAACCGTAACGCTGAAGTCTTTGGCCTTGGTGTGGCAGAGATCCAGATTAAATCTACTATGGAATTGCAACCTGCTATGCAGCCTATGCCCGGTGGTATGGGTTCTGCTATTGGGGTAATGGAAGCAGAGCGTGTGTCTGTCCCTGTCAAGTCGGTGCATCCTCGTAACTTTGTTTGGGACCCTAACTCTGAGACTGTGGACGATGCATTGGGTGTAGCTATCGAGGAGTACACCAGCCTCTTTAAAGTAGTTAAAGGGATTGAAGATGGGATCTACAGAAAAGTTAATATTGGTCCTGAGTTTAGTGATGCTGATCTCATCCCAAATCAACTGGACTCACTCTACCAAGAAGATAAGGTACGAGTCCTTCGCTACTACGGGTTAGTTCCTCGTGAGTACCTAGAGGATCTAGAGAACGAAGGTGGTGAGGTAGCTGACCTGTTCCCAGAGGACAGCGATGCAGACAAATACGCAGACATGGTGGAGGCTGTAGTTGTTATTGCTAACAACCAGTACCTGCTCAAGGCTGAAGCTAACCCATACATGATGAAAGACCGTCCTATTGTGACCTATGTACCTGAGAAGGTATCAGGCAGACTAGTGGGTATGGGAACCGTGCAAAAAGGCTACAATATGCAGAAAGCTATTGATGCCCAGCTCCGTAGTCATCTGGACTCTTTAGCACTGACTACGGCCCCTATGATGGCAGCGGACGCTACAAGGCTACCCCGTGGCGTGTCTTATAAGGTTCAACCCGGAAAGACCCTGCTTACCAACGGTAACCCTAACGAGATCCTCTTCCCGTTCAAGTTTGGTTCTACTGATGCAGGCAATATCTCTACTGCTAAAGAGTTTGAGACTATGCTCCTTCAGGCTACAGGAACCCTAGATAGTCAGGCGATGACCCGCTCTGTGGCCCAAGGCGATGCTGGTGGGGCTTCTATGTCCCTTGCTATGTCTTCTATCATTAAGAAGAATAAGCAAGCACTCATGAACTTCCAAGATGACTTCTTGATCCCTCTGATTAAGAAGGTAGCCTATCGCTATATGCAGTTTGACCCAGAGCGTTACCCATCTAGGGACTTCAGATTCACCCCTGCCTCCACCCTTGGCATGGTAGCTAGGGAGTATGAGCAGCAACAGTTCATTGGACTACTCCAAACCCTTGGTCCTAACAGCCCTGTACTGCCCTTGGTCTTAAAAGGCATCATAAAAGGCTCTAGTCTGTCCAATAAGGAAGAACTTTCGGCTGCTTTGGACCAGATGAACCAGCCAGACCCGGCCCAACAACAGATGATGATGGCCCAACAGGAGGCTCAAATCGGGCTTCTACAGGCCCAGATCGCTGAACTGCAGGGTAGAGCACAGGAAAGCCAAGCAAACGCTCAGGAGAGCCTTGCAAAGGCCCAGAAAACCAGTGTTGAGACCCAGCTTATGCCTGAAAAGATGCGGATTGATGTGATTCAGGCTTCTTCTACCAACCTTTCCAACGAGACTACGGATGATTTTGAGCGCAGGATCAAGCTTGCCAACGTAATCCTGAAGGAACGGGAGCTAAAAACCAAGGAAAACATCGTAGAAGCACAAATGAACAAAAAAGTACAGTAAACACTTGACTTTTTAGTAAAAGTGTGGTATAATTAATACACTGTTGTAGAAATACAACACAGTCCTATTTAGGAGAAACTGTGGATAAAGACATTCAAGAATACTATGAGGCTAGGTTTGACATGATGGCCTCAAAAGGATGGAAAGATCTGATTGAAGACAGCCAGAAAATGCTGGATGCCTACAACAAGATCGAAAGATTGACGGGTGTTGAGGACTTACACTACGCCAAAGGACAGTTAGATATCCTAAACTGGGTAATAAACCTTAAGCAAACTTCGGAAGAAGCCTATAGGGAGTTAACAGATGAAACGGATATTTGAGTTCAGGTGCGTTAAAGACCACCTCACCGAAAAATTGGTCGATGATGAGGTACGCTCTATAGAGTGTCCGCATTGTCGCAATGAAGCTTCTCGTATTATCTCGTCACCCCGCATCAGTCTGGAGGGCATCACAGGTGCGTTTCCTTCAGCACATGAAGCGTGGGCAAGAAAGCACGAAGAAGCAACTAGAGTCGCTTACAAGAAACAGCAAGCCTGATTCCAAGTGACATTTTAAAGTTCCTAGAATCCGTTGTGGACAGGAGGATAATGTGGCAGCATCTTTTACCGAAACGCAAGAAGAGTTATTTGAAGCAAGTGATATTACTCAGCAAGAGACTCAGCAAGTAGCTGAACAACCTCAGACTGAAACCGTACAGGAAGCAACTCCTGCAGAGGAGAATCTTCCAACCAAGTACAAGGGCAAGGGTCTTGATGAGATTATCAGGATGCACCAAGAGGCTGAGAAGCTTATTGGTAGACAAGCCCAAGAAGTTGGTGAAGTACGAAAGCTTGCGGATGAGCTAATCAAGCGACAACTCGACAATAAGAAAGAAGTTGAGGTCACAAAAGAAGACGAGATCGATTTCTTTGAAGATCCGAAGAAGGCAGTAAACCGAGCAGTAGAAGCACATCCTGCTATTCTAGAGGCAAGGCAACAAACCTTGGCTTTAAAACAGCAGCAAACGCTGACAAAGTTACAACAGGAATTTCCTGACTTTCAGCAGACAGTAGCTGATCCTTCCTTTGCGGAGTGGATCAAAGCCTCACCAGTGCGTATGCGACTGTATGCTGCGGCTGATGCAGACTTTGACTTTGATTCAGCCTCTGAGCTATTGACAAGTTGGAATTATGTTAAACCTAAAGCGGTAGCTCCTTCAGCTTCTGCTCCTGCGCCAGAGATTAAAGCGGCACAGAAAGCAGCAGTCAAATCAGCTACTGTAGATGTTGGTTCTAATACTGGTGCTACTTCTGCAAAGGTCTATCGAAGAGCGGATCTAATCCGTTTACAACTGGAAGACCCAGATCGTTATTACCAGCTACAAGATGAAATTATGGCTGCATACGCTCAGGGTCGAGTTAAATAAACTTAATCATTTAGGAGATTTAAAATGGCTCTTGGTACTGATCATGTAACAAAAACAACAGCGGATAAATTTATCCCTGAGATTTGGTCTGATGAAATCATCGCTGCTTACAAAAAGAACTTGGTTGCTGCTAACCTGTTCTCGAAAATGTCTTTCAAAGGCAAGAAGGGTGATGTCCTTCACATTCCTAAGCCCACCCGTGGTGACGCTGCGCTCAAAGCTGCATCCAGTCAGGTAACTCTGATTGCTGCAACTGAGACTGAAGTTCTTGTTAACATTAACAAGCACTATGAGTACAGCCGCTTGATTGAAGATATTGTCGAAGTTCAGGCTCTCTCTTCGCTGCGCCGCTTCTACACGGATGATGCTGGCTATGCATTAGCTAAGCGTGTTGATATCGACTTGGTTCAGCTTGGTCGTGGTGTTAATGGTGCTACCATTGGTACGAATGACTACGCAACTGCTGCTGCAAGCACGAACGCTTTCATTGGTTCGACTGGCGCAACGATATACAACTCCAGCACGTCTAACGCTGCTGCTCTTGGTGAGGCAGGTATTCGCCGTTCCATCCAGCGTCTTGATGATCAAGATGTTCCGATGACTGATCGTTTCCTGATTGTTCCTCCGTCAAGCCGCAACACGTTGATGAGCATTCAGCGTTTCACAGAGCAGGCTTTTGTTGGCGAAGCTGGTTCCGCTAACACAATCCGTAACGGTCAAATCGGTGACGTGTTTGGTGTTAAAGTATTTGTAAGCACCAACGCTGACACTGCTGCTGGTGGTTCTGGCACAGACCGTATCTGCTTGTTAGCACACAAAGACGCGTTTGTGTTAGCTGAGCAGATGGGTGTTCGCTCACAGACTCAGTACAAACAAGAGTATCTTGGTACTCTGTTTACCAGCGATATGCTGTACGGTGTTGCTGAGTTGCGTGACGGCTCTGCTGTTGCTCTCGCAGTTCCTGCCTAAGGCTTTATAAGCTAACGGCTCTCCTCAGCCTCACAAGGGCTGGGGAGTTTTCTTAAGCAGATACTGTCTGTTTAAGCAAACTAACGGAGATTAAATGGCTATCTATCGTGGTCCTGGTGGTCCAGGTGATGCAACAGCAGATGCAGCCAATGCCGCTGCACTAGCCCTACAGTATGCTACTCTGGCAGCTAACCAAGCTGCCGCTGCTGCTACAAGTGCTAACAATGCTGAGAACGACTCTACTGGTGCTATAGCTGCTGCAACCGCTGCACAGGCTTCTGCTGCTGCTGCCTTAACTTCACAAATTACTGCTGCTTCTTCAGCAAGTAGCGCATCTAATTCTGCTTCTTCAGCACAGCTTGCATCTACAACATCTATTAACTTAGCTAACGGGTTTAATGTATCCGCTACTACGCTAAGTCCTGGTTCTTCTGCTACTGCTGCATTTAATAATACTACTTACGAACTCTCTTTAGGTTTACCTAGAGGTGATGTAGGCGCTACAGGGGCCACAGGAGCTACTGGCGCAACTGGTTCAACAGGCGCTCCAGGACCAGGAAACACGCTTTCTATTGGTACGGTTGCGACTGGCGCTGCAGGCTCTAGTGCCAATGCTACAATCACTGGTACTTCTCCTAGTCAGACACTAAACCTAACTATCCCTCGTGGTGATACTGGGGCTACTGGAGCAACAGGTGCTACAGGCTCTACAGGTGCTGCTGGAACCGCTGCAACGATTGCTGCAGGAACTACCACAACTGGTGCTCCCGGATCTAATGCGTCAGTAACAAACTCTGGTACTAGTTCTGCTGCTGTGTTTGACTTTACTGTGCCTGCTGGTGCTACAGGCGCAACAGGTGCTACGGGAGCTACAGGAGCCGCAGGAGCTGCTGCTACGATTGCTGTAGGTACTACGACTACTGGGTCTCCAGGCTCTAGCGCAACAGTAACTAACTCAGGCACTAGCTCTGCAGCAGTGTTTGACTTTACTATTCCTGCTGGACAGGGTGTGCCTACTGGCGGTACTACAGGTCAGGTATTGCAAAAGAATAGTTCTACTAACTATGATACTTCTTGGATAACATTTAGTTCTTTACCTAGTCAAACTGGCAATAACGGTAAGTACTTAACCACTGACGGTAGTACAGCATCTTGGGCTACGGTTGCTGGTGGTGGTCAGATGGAAGGTAGTGCAGCAGCTAAGGCAATCTTCTGGAATGCTCAGACAATTGGTGAGAACATCACTATTGATGGTACTCACAATGGGTGGACAGTAGGCCCGATTACGGTTAACAATGGTTTTGCTGTAACGGTCAGCAACGGCGCAAGATGGGTGGTGTTCTAAATGGCTATTACATTAGACGGTACTAACGGTATTACCACACCAGACCTAGAATCATCTGGGCCGGTGATTGGTACTACTGGAACATTTAGTGGAAATGTATCTGGTGTTGCAGGCACTTTTAGCGGTGCTGTACAGGTCAGTGGTGTTACTACTAATTTATATCCTCTTGTATCAGAAACTGCTAAAAGCGCCACAGGAGCAACTGTACAGTTTACAAGCATACCCTCTTGGGTTAAACGAATTACTGTAATGTTTAATGAAATTAGTACTAACGGTTCATCAAATGTACAAATTCAATTAGGTGATTCTGGTGGTTATGAAACAAGCGGGTATACAGGAACTGCTTGGTTAGCAAATACTGTAAACACTGCCATGTCTGCTGGTTTTCTAATAACAGCAACTAATTCTTCTACATACACATGGAACGGATCAGTTATTTTAACTAATTTCGGTAGTAATACTTGGATCTTACAAGGTTCCGTAGGTATTTCTAGTGTAGCTGCTGGTGGTGTTCAAAACGGTAAAAAGACTCTTTCTGATGTATTAACACAACTTCAAATTACCACAGTCAACGGCACAGACACCTTCGATGCTGGCACAATCAACATAATGTATGAGTAAGGAATAAACTATGGCTATTGCAATTAGTGGCGGTTCAACCAGCTTTACATCTACGATCTCAGCCTCTCCATCGGCTAACCGTACTGTTACAGTCCCTGATGCTACCTTCACAGTAGGTTATCAAAACATCCCGCCGGTAGGAACCAAAACTGGATCCTATACTTTAACTACAGCAGATGTTGGTGAATATGTTCAGGTAGGCTCTGGTGGATCAATCACAATCCCAGACGCTACGTTTGCTGAAGGTGACGCAGTATCAATCTTTAATAACACAACGGGTGCAATCACGATTACTTGCACAATCACGACTGCTTATATTGCTGGCACAGACGCAGATAAGGCTACTGTCAGTTTAGCAACCCGTGGTGTGTGTACGATTCTGTTTATTTCTGGCACAGTCTGCGTTATCACAGGAAACGTGTCATAAATGACCGGCATCTTTCAGATTCTTCTTGCGGGACAGGGTGCGCCGACTATCCTTGCTGACTACCTTGTTGTAGCGGGTGGTGGTGGGGGCGCTTCTGAGCGAGGCGGTGGCGGCGGAGCTGGTGGCTATCGTGAACTTACTTCTCAAAGTTTAAATTTTGGAACTGCATACACCGTAACCGTTGGAGCTGGAGGTGCGGCTGGAACTGCAAGTACCAAAGGCGGGACTGGTAGTAATTCGGTATTTTCCACAATTACTTCTGCTGGTGGAGGTGGTGGCGGTTTCGGAGGCGGAAGTGGCTCAGATTACGACGGAAACAATGGCGGTTCGGGTGGTGGCGGTTCGGCTGGTAACTCAATAAGCGGAACTGGTGGAACGGGCAACACACCATCCCAATCTCCATCTCAAGGAAATAATGGTGGTAATGGTTCTGGCGGCGCTAACCCAAATAACGCTGGAGGCGGTGGCGGTGGAGCAAGTGCCGTTGGAAGTAACGGCTCAAATAACAACGGCGGTAATGGCGGCGCTGGAACGTCATCATCAATTACTGGAACCTCAGTACCAAGGGCTGGTGGTGGTGGTGGTGGTTCTTACCCTTTGTCTGGTACTGGAGGCACAGGAGGAACTGGAGGCGGTGGAAATGGTGGCACTTCTTCTACATCACCAACTGCGGGAGCCGCTAATACGGGTGGTGGTGGCGGTGGTGACGAAAGAAATAACAACGGTGCAGCAGGCGGCTCCGGCATTGTCATCATTAAAGTACCTGACAACATAGGCGCATCATTCTCTAGCGGCGTTACATCTAGCCTGTCCACATCCGGTGGGTTCAACATCTACTCTGTAACTGCTACGTCTACTACATCTGAGACTGTGACGTTTGTTCGTAACTTTGATGTTGACTTCTTGGTGATTGCTGGTGGAGGCTCTGGCTCTGATTACGGTGGTGGTGGCGCTGGTGGTTATCGGACATCCGCAGGGACATCTGGGGGCGGCGCAAGCGCAGAAACAGCATTGTCTTTGCGTGTGGGAACTGCTTATACAGTCACAGTAGGTGCTGGCGGTACTGGTGGTGCTACTGGAAACAATGGTTCTAATTCTGTTCTAAGTACAATTACTTCAACGGGTGGTGGCAAAGGCGGTGGTAACACAGGCAACGCAGACGGTTCTAGTGGTGGCTCTGGCGGTGGTGGACGATGGAATGGTGGCGATGGGGCTGGAACGGCAAATCAGGGCTATGCGGGTGGTAGCGGTCATCCAAACTCTAGCGCCCCTTTTGCGGCTGGTGGTGGTGGGGGTGCAGGTGCTGTTGGTCAAGCCGGTCAATCAACTATTGGCGGTGCTGGCGGTAATGGTGTTGCATCTACTATCACAGGCTCATCTGTACCTAGAGCCGGAGGCGGTGGTGGTGGACACTTTAATGGTGCTGGAAGCCTTGCCTCTGGTGGAACTGGGGGTGGCGGTTCTGGTGGCAAGGCTGGCGCTAGTATGACCGCTGGCACTGCAAATACAGGTAGTGGTGGGGGTGGGGCTGGAAATACTGGTTCTAGTGGCGGCAACGGTGGCTCCGGCGTAGTCATCATCAAGATTCCAGATAACCGCACCGCTACATTCTCAGGCGGCGTAACGCAATCCTCCACAACATCTGGCGGCTTCAAGATTTACACCGTGACGGCTACTTCAACCACATCAGAAACAGTAACTTTTTCTTAATAGGAGAGATTAAAATTAGCCACTTCGCAAAACTAGACGAAAACAACATCGTCACATTCGTGACCGTAGGCCGACAGGAAGATGACGGTAAAGAGGCAGAACTCTGCGCTCGTACAGGCGATGTCTATAAACAGACTTCGTACAACACCCACGGCGGCGTACACGCTCTAGGTGGAACGCCTCTGCGTAAGAACTACGCTGGTATCGGCTACACCTACGATGCGGGTCGGGATGCTTTCATTCCTCCAAAGCCCTATGCCTCATGGGTGCTAAACGAGACAACTTGCCTGTGGGACGCACCTGTTGCCTACCCAGATGACGGCAAGCGTTACTCATGGGACGAGGCTACAACTTCGTGGGTTGAAGTTGAAGGGGTTGCTGCGTGAAACTTATCAAACTAACTAACGCCGCCAAAGGCCGCATCGGTGAGAGTCTAATCCTGAACACAGACCTGATTGCATCGTTCTTTGAGCATAAACAAGAAGACGGCACAGAGGTTCGTGTAGCGTTTGGTATGAACGGCAACAACTGGGAAGTCTCGGAGAGCATGGACGAGATTATGGAAAAGATTGAGGCATAACCATGTCAACAATCGTCGAAGTCAAAGGCCAACTAGATACCCATGAGGCAGTCTGTGCTGAACGCTATGCAGGCATCAACGCTAGGCTAAAGAGACTAGAACAGATCCTGCTTGGGACTACTGGTTTTATCGTAGTTCTATTACTCAGTTTAGTTCTTAAAGTAGGTTAATATGAGCAGAAAGATTAGTGTTGGTGGTTCTTTAACACCAAATACAAAAACAACAGTATACACTGTTCCTACAAAGAACTCTGCTTATTGGCAGTTATTATTTCTATCTAATCATATTGGAAGTAATAAGTCAGTAAGTGCTTGGTGGTATAATAAACACAACAATACTGAAGTAACTATTTTTGATGCAGTTAACGTAGATGCTAAAAAAACATTACAGTTTGGTGGTAATGCAAATGAAACTGTTGTTCTTGAAGAAGGAGATGAGATTAGATTGTTAGTTGAAACTGGTTCTAGTTTTACCTATATTGTTACTTTAGATATCACCCCAAAGAGCGCAGTACAATTTAATGTTTAAGGAGATAGCATGAAAGAATTTAAACCCTGCCCCGGATGTCCTAGCCCTGCTAAGTGCAAGAAAGCAGGAAAGTGCATGAAGAAGACTTCTAAGAAACCAGCTAAGAAAGGTTACTAATGCCACTCAAAAAAGGATACTCACAAAAGACTGTCTCTGCGAACATTCGTAAAGAGATGAAGGCTGGTAAGCCACAGAAGCAGGCAATTGCGATTGCTCTGTCTACTGCTCGTAAAGCAAAGTCAAAGGCCAAGAAATGAAGCCCGGCCTCTATGCCAACATCAATGCAAAGCGTAAACGGATAGCAGAGGGATCTGGAGAGAAGATGCGTAAGGTAGGCTCTAAAGGCGCACCCACTGCTAAGGCATTTAAACAGTCTGCAAAGACAGCAAAGAAGAAATAAATGGTAAAGAAAGTATATCAGAACCCAGAAGGTGGCTTAAACGCCAAAGGCAGGGCATACTTTAAGAACAAGGAAGGCGCTAACCTGAAGCCTCCAGTGTCCTCTAAAGAGGCTGCAAAGTCTCCTAAGAAGGCTGCTCGTAGGAAGTCTTTCTGTGCTCGTATGAGTGGTGTACCGGGGCCTATGAAGGATGAGAAGGGCAGACCAACAAGGAAAGCACTGGCACTTAGGAAATGGGATTGCTAAATGGCAAACAAAACTTATCTAGAACTTGTCAATGATGTGCTGGTTAGGCTTCGTGAGAACGAGGTTACTTCAGTCAATGACACCTCATACTCCAAACTAATTAGCAAGTTCGTTAATGACGCTAAGAGGCAGGTAGAAGACGCATACAATTGGAATGCTCTGTCTGAAACCTTAACTGTCTCTACTACTGCTAACCTCTTTAACTATGTTATGACTAATGCTGGTATTCGCTTCAGGGTCTTTGACGTTATAAATGATACAAGCGATTGGTTCATGGAGAACGCTTCTACCAGTGATATGAATAATAAGTTTTTAAATCAAGCTCCTGAGTTAGGTTCTCCTCGCTACTATAACTTTAACGGTGTAGATTCTAATGGAGATACTCAAGTAGATCTATATCCTATTCCTAATGGTACATATACTCTTAACTTTAACATCATTAAACCACAGGCACAACTAGCTCTTAACTCAGACCAGATAAAGGTTCCTGATGAGCCTGTCATCTTCTTGGCCTATGCGAAGGCACTGGCAGAACGTGGTGAAGACGGTGGACTAAGCAGCTCTGAGGCTTATGCTTTATATCAAACATCCTTAGCAGATCATGTGGCAAACGAAGGTAATCATTATCCAGATGAATTTACTTGGGACGCTATCTAATGGCATCTCCATCACAAACGGCTAGTATCGCAGCACCAGGATTCTTTGGACTAAACATCCAAGAGTCTGCAGTGTCTCTGTCTTCTGGCTTTGCGCTAGAGGCTAACAACTGCGTGGTTGATAGGTATGGTCGTATTGGTGCTCGTAGAGGCTGGACACCTGTGAACTCTGCTGTCAATACAGACTTAGGCGCTGCTAACCCAGTAGAGTTTATGTTTGAGTTAACTGATACTGGGTCTAGTCAATTCCTTAGTGCTGGTAACAATAAGCTGTTTACTGGTACTACCACGATGACTACCAAGACTGTACGCAATCAAGCTAACAGTGCAGACTTAGCCTACACAATCACTGGAAACAACTGGCAGGGAGCTGCTCTACCCTACGGTGATGGTTCTGATGCAGAGCCTCATGCCTACTTGGTTCAGTCTGGTCATCCTATGCTGATGTACCATCGTATGGCTACTCCGGGAACTGGAGCTACGTTTACAGTTTCTACTGTCTCTAGCGGCGCTATCACTGGTTTGACTATTACTGCTGCTGGATCAGGCTACAATGTAGGAGATATCCTAACCTTGTCTGGTGGAACCACTGCTGCTACCGTTACTGTGGCTACTTTGTCTGCTACAGGCGTGGCTACTGTAACTATTACCACTGGTGGTGCTGGTTATTCAGTATCTAATACTCTAACTAGCACAGTAACAACCACTGCTAACCCACACTCTCACACAGGCTCCTTCGGCTTCCAGAGGCTCGCTGATGTAGGGACAATGCCTTTGGGGTATTCTGCTGGTGACTTCGCTCCTAACTGCGCTCTAGCGGCTTATGGACGTATCTGGGTGGCAGACATTGCTGGAGATCCTCAGACAGTATACTTCACTCGCTTACTAGATGGATCAGACTTCCAAGGTGGAGACTCTGGCTCTCTATCCTTAAACGCTGTCTTCCCTAACTCGGATAAGATAGTGGCTATTGCAGCGCACAATGGATTCCTTATTATCTTTGGTCGTAATAACATCGCTGTCTATGCTAACCCAATCGATGTGACTACGCTGACCTTAGCAGACTATATCCCTAATGTGGGCTGTATCGCTAGAGACTCTGTTCAGAGCACTGGTACGGATATTATCTTCTTGTCTGATTCTGGGGTTAGAAGCCTTCAGCGAGTTATTCAGGAGAAGTCCTTACCTATGCGGGATATCTCTAAGAATGTTCGAGATGACCTTATGACTAGTGTGGCCTCTGAGACAGCAGCTAATATCAAGTCTGTCTACTATGACAGGGATGCCTTTTACCTGCTAACCTTACCTGTTACTAAGTCGGTATACTGCTTTGATATGAGGACTCCTCTGCAGGATGGGTCTGCTAGGGCTACTACTTGGAGTGCTATAGAGCCTAAGTCCCTTATCGTAACAAACTCCAAAGAGTTATACCTTGGTAAACCTGGGTATATAGGAAAGTACTTTGGACACTCTGACAATGGGACTAATTATCGGTTTAGTTACTTTACGAACTACTTTGACTTTGAGCAGCCTACCGTTGAAAAGATCATGAAACAGATTGGGTTTGTGGTTATTGGGGGTTCTAACCAGAACGTGGCTGTTAAGTGGGGCTTTGATTATAACGAAAATTACTTTGCTTTTTCGAAAAAGCTTGACACTTCGGTAGTTTACGAGTATAATATAGGGGAATACAATATTGCTGAGTTCTCAGACGGTATTGTCCTCGATAAGTTTAAGATACAGGCTGGTGGCACAGGGTCTGTTATGCAGATTGGACTAGAGGCTGAGATCAATGGCAACCCTATCTCTATTCAAAGGATTGACGTTTATATTAAACAAGGAAAACAAGCATGAGTAACTATGTAAAAGCTACTAACTTTGCTGTTAAAGACGGTCTAGCCTCTGGCAACCCAGCCAAGATCATCAAGGGAACAGAGATTGATACCGAGTATAACGCTATCGCCTCTGCTATCTCGTCTAAGGCAGACCTAAACAGTCCTACCTTTACAGGTACTCCAGCAGGTCCTACTGCTTCCTTTGGGACCAACACTACTCAATTAGCTAGTACAGCCTTTGTCCAAAGTGCTATTGCTCCCTTGCTGCCTGCTGGCTTAATCTTACTGTGGTCAGGGTCTCAGGCAAGTATTCCTTCTGGCTGGGTGCTGTGTGATGGAACTAACTCAACTCCTGACCTTCGTGGCAGATTTGTTATTGGTGCTGGTTCTATTGCTGCAAGTGCAACAGGAACTGCAGGAGCATCTGTTACTGGCGATATCTCTGGAACCACTCTAACCGTCTCTGCGGTAACTTTTGGTACACTAGCTGTAAACGATATTGTAAATCACTCTTCGATCCTACAGACTGCTACCATCTCAGGTCTTGGTACTGGAACAGGAACTACGGGAACTTACACACTAACTTACACTGGTTCTACTTCTTCCTTTACAGGTTCTATTTCTGGAACCACACTTACAGTAACTGCTGTTGCGTCTGGTACAATTATCACAGATCAGGTTCTAACTGGTGGGTCTGTTACAGCAGGTACTAAAATTGTAAATCAACTTACTGGAACTACTGGCGGTATTGGTACTTACACTGTAGACACTAGCCAGTCTAGAACCTCAGCTAGCTTAACTGGTACTTATACCTTGGCTAGCACAACCCTGACTATTAACTCTACAGTTCTAAGAGTTTCAGCAGTTGCTTCTGGAACGCTTGCTGTTGGTCAGTTCTTAACAGGAACTGGTATTGACTTTGGTATTAACATTACTGCCCTTGGATCAGGCACTGGTGGGGCAGGGACATATACTCTAAATACTGGTGAGTCTTTTGCAAGCACTACAATATCAGCTTCTGGTGGAGTAGTAACTGTAGGGGCTTCTGGTGGTTCTGCTAATGCAACACTTGTAAGCCATACGCATACAACAACTGTGGGTGACCCAGGCCATACGCACGGTTTAACAAACGTAGCTGGTACTGCTGGAGGCGCTAACGGTACACAGTATTACGGGGCTGTTACAGCAATTCCAGATGATCCAGGTTCTGTAAATACTGCGACAACTGGAATTAGTGTTTCTATTGCTTCAGCGGGTTCGTCAGGCACTAACGCTAACCTGCCGCCATACTATGCCCTTTGCTACATTATGAAGACCTGATGTATAAGTTTCCAGTAGTAAATAGACAAGAATATATAATGTACTTGGAGTTGTTTAGTAACTTATACTGGCTTCATACAGATGTGTTTAAGTGGTCAGCAGAAACAAAGAAACATTATATTAGAGATTTAAACCAGCTTCAATCACTACTCAATGCTCCTTTATATGCAATGATAGACAATGATAAGCTTAGTAAGTTTAGTAAAACGATAGGATTTGAATACTTAAAAAATTTGATAGGAAACGATGGAAATGTTTATCAGATTAATGTTAGGAGTTTATAATGGGTAAGGCTATTGGAAAGTTTATCGGGGACATAACAGGGGCTAACCAAGCTCGTGATGCTGCAAACCAAGCAGCTCAATCACAACGAGAAGCTGCCCTAGCGTCAGTGTTCCGTCCTGTTGGGATGTCTTCTAGGTTTGGTACATCTAAATTTGGGTACGAAACTGTAGGAGGAATACCTAGAGTATCTTCTGCTGAGTATACAGTAGCTCCTGAGTTAAAAGCTATTCAGGACCAACTCTTTGGTCTAGCCCCATTTGCTGCTCAACAAGCTGCTGAGGCACAACAAGCTTCTCAACAAGTAGGAATGGCAGGCCAACAGTTATTTGGATTAGGCCAGCAGTACATTGCTCAGTCTCCTGAGATGGCACGGCAGCAGTTCTTTAATGAACAGATGGCCTTGTTAGCTCCTGCTCGTCAGGCAGAAGAACAGCGACTGGCTTCCTCTGTTTTTGGTCGTGGTCGTGCTGGGTTAACCATCGGTGGGGCACAACCTGAACTGTCTACTTTAGCAGGTGCTCGTAGAATGCAAGAGTTACAGTTAGGTGCTCAAGCAGAGCAGGCAGCGCAGCAAAGGCAAATGTTTGGTTCTGGTCTCATGAGTCAAGGCCTTGGGTTGTTTGGTCAGCAGTACGCTCTTCCGGGTCAAGCTCTTGCTCCTCTACAGTCCTACCTTGGTACTATCGGTACTATCGAAGAGATGGGTCAGCAGCCTCTACAGCTTGGTCTACAGATTGGTGGAGCTGCTCAACAAGGCGCTTCTGCTGCTGCAGGATTACTCAGTCAAGCTGCTGCGACTCAGTACGCTGGTGCAAAAGACGCTGCCGCAATAAACGCACAGTTGATTGCTGGTATAGCACAAGGCGCTGGTTCTGCATTTGGTGGTGGAAGACGATAAGGATAATATATGGCTAAGACAGGCATTTTTACACAGATACTTGGATACGATCCTGAAGAGCGTAAGCGTAAACGACAAGAAGAAGCAGCAAGAGTAAGTGCTTCGTTGTTAAGTGGAGACCCTTATCGGTCTATTGGGTTTTCTATCGGTCAGTTATTCGGAGCAGGGGCTAATAAGTTATTTGGATCAGAAGACCCAGAGATTAAGTTCCAATCTACTGTCCGTGACGCTATCTCTTCTGCTAGTCAAAACTATGAGGCAGGATCAGCAGACTATTATAAGGCTTTAGCAGCTTCTTTACCGCAGACTTCTGAGTATGCTAACTCTATTGCAACAGCAAGAGAACTAGCTCAAAAGGCTGGACAAGAAGAGGAAAAACAGTTTAGGGATACCACAAAGTTTGTAGCAGATAATCCTGAAGCTTTAACAGGAGAAGCACAGAAACTGAATGCTCGTATTGCTGCTAAGTTAAGAGCTGCTGGTGTTGATCCTACACAGCCTTTATCTCGTGTTAATGAGATGGGGGTTGCTGAACCAATCGATCCTGTTTATTCAGAAAAAGTTAATCAATTTATTCAGGCTTTACCAGAAACACAAAGGTTAAATGCTTTAACTCAAGCTGCTACTCGTGGTACTATGAAGTTAGACATGGATTTAAATAAACCAGAGTCTATGTCTAAGATAGGCTTTGCTGCTGATGACGGTCAGGCCGTATACAGACTAGGAGATCAACAGTTTAAGTTAGGTGTTGGAGGGCAGAGAACTCCTTACTTTGGCGGTTTTCGTAAAGAAGGTGCTGATATTACTATTAACACTCCTAAAGAACGATTTGCAGTATTAGGTCAGTTTAGGGAAGCAATAAAAGATGTTAGTAAGCAGATTATTCCATTAAACAGGGCTTTGGAACTAAACTCTAGAAAAGAGAGTCCATTGTCAGCAGCGGCGTTAAAGCAAGAACTTGGTTCTGCCTTTGGAGATTCTCAGAAAGCAGCATCAGAGATAGCAGCTTTAGGAAACACAGGAGCGTTAGATACTCGTATTGCAGGCCGTATTTCTAGTTTCTTAACAGGTACTGGTGTAGCTCCTCAAAAGTCTGACATTGACGCAACATTAAAAGCTCTTCGAGATAACGTGCTAAAGCCTCAATATGAATCAATTGCAAGTACATATAGAGCTGCTGCGGGTGATGAAAAGGAAGCTAACTTATTGTTTCCTCCTTTTGAAAAGCAGTTTGCACTAACAAGAGGGCTTGAACCAAAAGCACCTGCTGCGCCAGACACTGTGTCTTTGTCGGCAGCACAAAAGAAAGATCCACGTTATGCTGAAAATTCTGTACATACAAAACCAGATGGTAGTGTATACATAGTTCAAAAAGGCGTTCTGGTAAAACAAAAGAAAAAGGAACAATAAGAATGGGTGATGATTTCTTTGCTGATTTAACTCCTGTTCGTAAGCCAAGAAGTGTTATGGGAGACTTGTCTGAGGACGAAGAAGAGCGTCTTAGAAGGCAAGGTAGTCCCGGCGCTGCTGTAACTGCAGGAGGCCCCGGCTTTGTGGCTGTAGAGCCTGACGTAGCCCCTACTAAAGTAGACTTTGGGGATTATGTTGCTAATAGGCTAAAACTAGGATTCAGTAATCTTGTTACTTTACTGTCCTCAAGTGAAGCTGAAAAGCAGGTATTAAGGGGAGGACAGCCGTACTTTGGCTTTGAGCCAGCAACTCAGCCTGATTTAGTAACACGAATGTTTGGTGCTGGTGTTGAAGCGGTTCCTATGGTTGCTTTACCTGTTCCTTTAAGAGGTGCTTCTTTGTTTGCCCGTGGCAGAACAGGAGCAGTCACTGGTGCGTTTGGGGCAGGTGCTGGAGCAGAATTTGCAGGTGGTATTGGTCAAGAAGTAGCAGGTGCTCCGGGTCGAATTACTGGCGAATTGGTAGGAGGAGTAACTGGAGGAGGAACGGGTCAAATATTAGGAGACTTGGTTAGCGGTAAATTAATCTCTATTGGGTCAAACTTATATCGTTCAATGTTAAAAGATGTGTCAGATGCTGTTGGTCCTGAGAATATGAATAAGATTCTTACGGCGGCTAATGCACAACAAATGGAACAACTGCTTAAAGAAAATCCTCAGATGGTGGAGCAGTTAGCTAGGGTTCAACAACTAAAACAGTTTATTCCGGGCTTTGATCCTAATCTTTATCAGGCCACTGGAGCAACAACTGCTAGTACTAGAGCACGAGCAGCCCTTGAGCGTAGGCCAGAACAGATTCCTGAAGTAGAAAAACAAACTATTGCTAGTCAAATAGCTATCAAGAACAAGGCTGCGGAGCTATTTCCATCCTCGTCTTCGTCCTATGTATTTGCTGGTAGGCAGTTAGACCGTACAGCGGCTGCTCTGTCTACTTTGGTTAACTCAGCAGATGACGATATACAGAGACTATCTTCACAGTTTGTCAAGACTGGTGCTCAAGATTTAGGTGCTCAGATTCGTGCGCGTTATACAAACCGTAGGGAAGCTACTCGTCAATCTTTTGACACTCAGTATGACGCACTAGATGCAGAAGCCTCATCTAAGAATGTGAATCTAAAACCAGCACAGACTGAATCTATTTATAACTTTGTCAATAGTAATAAGCAAGTATTTGAGCAGAACCCACAACTTTTTAAACTTGTTGATGATGCTTTTGCTCCTCAGAAAGTAGAAAGTATAAGTATACTAGGCCCTGATGGTCTTCCAATGACTGAAAATAAACCAGCCTTTGGGTCTACGTCATTTAAAGATGTTCGGTCACTCTATCGTCAAATTAACAAAGACTTGTATGCAGCAGATCTAGCAAACTCTCAAGGTGTGCCGGGAGCTGGTAGGCAGGCTATGCTATTGGGTGACTTAAAGGGTCAAGTAAAAGCACAGATTGATTCTCTTCCAGAAGATATTAGAGACAAGTTCTATGGTCTTAATGCAGCCTATGACCGCGACTATCGTGAGGTATTTAAGCGTGGTCTTGGTGGTCTATTAGGGGCAGAGACAAGGCTTGGTGTTCGTGTCAAGGACGAAGATGTAATTGATAAGCTAGTCAAACCATCAAATGTCGATGACTTCTTTAAAATCTTTGGTGATAATGATGAAACACAAGAGTATCTTAAGGCTGGTTTAATTGATAAGTTTTTGAAATCTACTTCATCCTTAAATGCTGATGGAACAGTAAATCAAACAGCCCTTCGTACCTTTATGCGTACTAATGATGGAGTTGTTAGGAAGATCCCAGCACTACAAGACTTTCTGTCCAATACCGAAGGTGCGCTGGCTACACACCTTGCTAAGAAGAATGCTGCTCTGGAGGGCGAACAAGCTCTGGAGAGGTCTGCTCTTCGTGCAATTACTAAGCGTCAGGATCTAGAAAAGGTATTTGCTACCACTCAAGCAGGAGCTTTTGAGGACATGAATAGGCTGGCAGCTATTACAGCGGCAGCTAAGGCTGATCCAACTGGAAGATCCTTAAGAGGAATGCAGGGTATTATGTTGGATCGTGCCATAAACTCAACAGATCCTGTTAAGTTCTTTCAGGATAATAAACTAGCATTTACTAGGGCTTTTGGTAAAGAACAGTTTAATCAAGCCTCACAGTTAGTAGAAGCTGCTCAACTACTAACAAGAAAGCTTAATGTTTCACCGCCAATACAAATCCTTGAAGGAGACGTTCTTCAGCAGATGATAGGAACAAGTGCCACAGGTGTTATGTCTACGATCCGTAGGCCAATTGTGTCTGCTCCTCAGAAAGCAGCTATTCTGTTCTCAAGGTTCTTTCAGCAAAAGGGAATGGAAGCAAAAGATAATGCTTGGATTAACCTGTTTAAAGACACTGACGCTGCTAAAGAAGCCTTAAAACAAGTTAAAATTATTAATACTGATGCTGCCTCAGATAAGGCTAAAGACATCGCCCTCGGGGTTTTAAACACTGTGATGGGCAGGGTTGGTGTTAATATCTATCGTGCCGGAGTTGTGACTGGAATGGCAGAATCTCGTCCTGAACAGGTGCTTCCAGAAGAAGAAGATTTTTTTAGTGATCTTACACCAGTAAGGTAAACCATGAGTGAACCAGTAACACAAGCTGCCAAGGCTGCTGTCTCTGGCATTAGGGAAGCTTTAGCTGTAGGTAAGGAGCTAGAGGCTGTTACTAAGGACATTCAAGACCTTGGTAAGTCTGAGATCCAAGCCAGAGATGCCTACCGCCGTAAGCAAAAGAAGAGACCATCAGATACTTCTGTCTTCTCTGCTGTCGAGGAGTGGCGAGGAGTATACGAAATCAAGAAGCTACAGGACGAACTAAAGCAGGACATCATCGAGAAGCATGGTCAGGCTGCTTGGGCTGAGGTAGAGGTTATCCAGCAGAGAATCCTTAAGGACAACAAGGATTTAACTGATGAGTTTGGTAGAGACATACACAAACTTGCAATGCTCAAGTGGTACTGCTTTATAACTGCTTTCATCCTAGTTAGTTTTGCCTATGTCATGGGCTATAATCCTTAAGGAGTTATTATGTTATCCCTTATTTCCTCTGCTGTTGGTTTCCTAGCCTCTGGTTTACCGCAGGTACTTAGCTTCTTCCAAGACAGGGCTGACAAGGCTCAGGAGTTAAAGCTTGCACAGATGCAGACTGAGCGTGAGCTAGCCCTGGCTGAAAGGGGCTTTTTAGCCCAGCAGAAGGTCGAAGAGATCAGGACTGACCAGATTGCCCTCCAGACCGATGCAGACCGCCAGAGCGCCGCTTTAGACCACGACAAGGCTATCATGGCTAGGGCCTCTAACTGGGTGGTTAACCTGAACGGGATAGTACGCCCAACAGTAACCTTTATCTTTGTCCTAGAGTTAGTGATGATTAACATAGCACTGACTTACTTCCTGCTGCGTGGTGGGCTAGGCAGTATGTCTGTAGAGCAGTTCATCGCAGCCACTGATGTCATCTTCTCTGAGGATGAGATGGCCTTGCTGTCTGGAATCATTGCCTTCTGGTTTGGTTCTCGTCAGTGGGGCAAAAAATGAAAGTAAGCAGTGCCTGCATAGAAGGGATTAAGAAAGATGAAGGAGTTAGAGTTCGTCCATATCGCTGTCCTGCTTTGCTTTGGACTGTTGGCGTTGGTCATGTTATCGATCCTAATCACATAAGGACACCATTCAATGAACGCAAAGGACTTAGTATCCCTGATGGGTGGGATAGAGTTTTGTCAATGGCTGAAGTGGATAGAATCCTCGCAGAAGACTTGGCTACATTCGAGCGAGGTGTACTTAGACTATGCCCTACAGGACTTACCCAAGGTAGGTTTGATGCCTTGGTTAGCTTTAGCTTCAATGTGGGGCTGGGAAACCTGCAAAGATCCACGATAAGGATGAAGCACAACAGAGGCGAATACGAAGCTGCTGCTGATGCTTTCCTTGCGTGGACCAAGGCAGGTGGTAAAGAGCTTCCCGGCCTAGTTAAGCGCAGGAAGCATGAGAGAGCTATGTACTTAGTCCCAACTGAAGAGAACTCTGAGGAATAAGAAGTCTACCACTAGGTAGTTTGTTCCCTCCTCTGGGTCTTGTACATACTCTGCTCCACACATAATTCCACAGATAAAGTTAAGTTCGATCATCATATTTCACAATGCCCCGCTACGCAGGCTAGGGTCTGCGCTCCCTCTACGTTGTCCTCTTCTTCCTTAAGATTATCCCACACAATCTCTGTAGGCATCTTTGAAAGAAGCTCCTCGTACTGCTCTTTAGTACACTCCTCGTAAGGTGCTTGTCGATAAGAGCCTCCATCCCAAGGTAGGAAAGAGATACCACTAATCTCATCGAAGTTCCTCCACACCCAAGCTCCTACGTCCATCCACTCATCTTCCTTGACAGAGATGGTGACAGAAGGTTTGTGCTCACACCAGTGACGCTGATACATAAGCCACAGATCAAGGTGCTGCATAGCTGTTAAGTCCACACGAGTACGAGAAGACTCTGGTGCTTTCACTGGGAAAGAGAACACCGCAGTGCTGTCTGGCCTCATGACACAGTCCTCTGTAGGAATGCCTGAGTCTGTTAAGAACTTCGTGAGAGGATCTTTCTTATCTCCACGCACACGGCGAACATAATACTCACTATGTCTAGTATGAATACCAGAGGCAGAATTAACAAGTTGAGACACAGTGCCGCTAGGTTTGACACAAGTAATCGCAGCAGACACAGGAATTCCCAAACGTGTTGCAAACTCATTGTTGGTAGTAATGGTGACATCGCGTAAGTATTCAAGAGATTGCGTAGTGCTTTCACAGACCCTCCCCATCCAAGGATTATCTAAGATACCAGTTAATGATACACCCAAGAGGCGCTCCTCCTCAGTGTTCTTCTGCCAAATCTTACGAAGATATGGGAAGTGCGTCAGAGTGCTCTGAAATGTACCTAAGATTGTGGCGATGCGTACCTTATTAGCCAAGTCTGCAACGGTATCTTCGGCCCGTACGACAACTTCTGTGAGGTTACAGAACTGATATGGGCGAAGGATGATTTCTGAGCAGGGGTTAGTACCAAAGTCGTAATCTGAATCACGTCTCCCATTCTTTGTAGCCTGAGTTTTACTTGCTGCTCGTGAGAAGATTCCTCGCTCTCCAGAGTGACTGTTATAGAGGCTAGTCCACTCTTGGAGAAACTGTCCGATATCGGGTTTACTAATGTAAGAAGCTGAGTTGTTAGCCAAAGCTCGTTGTGCGTTGTGTTCCCACCAGTTTCCACTCTTTGCGCTCCTCATGCGGTCATCTTCGAGATCAGACAGACTGATCATTGCACTCCTTCGTACTCCACCCACAACGACAACTTCCCCGATCTTGCAGAGAATATCATGACATTCGAGTGATGTAAGTTTCCTACCCACTGCTCCTTTGAACTTGTCGGTAACAAATCTAAAAAGTTCATCCAAAGGTCCGGGACCAGAGGCACGTCCTCCAAAGGTTCTGAGTCTGGCTCCTGCAGGTCTAATTTTGGATAGGTCATACCTTGCCACTTCCCCAGAGTATAGTAGAGCGATGAGTTGGCGTAATGCCTTGGCCCATCCTTCTTTCGAGTCCGCAACAGAAATAGTAGTCTCAGAATCAAACAACTGATCCGGCACTTCAGGTAATTGAGTAACATACTTATGCTCCACAGAAAAGCCCACACCTGTACCACACAGGAGAATGTACATAGCCTCATCGAATGCTTTAGGGTCATCGATAGGCAGATAGCTGCAGTTATAACCAGCAGTGTTGTCACGGTCTAGTGCCTTGCCTGCAGTCATGATAGCACGCATGGAAGGCATAACATCTAGATTCTTGACTGCACTGATAAGCTCTAGGCGTAGGTCATTGTTAGGAGAGAACTTGTACTTCTCTTCTAAGTGGTTAAACATAAAAGTAAAGTATCGGTCTACTGATTCTTCCCAGTGTTCACGGCGATTCTTCTCAGGCATGAACCTGCTGTAACGACTCTTTGCAATAAACTGTTGATAGTAATCCATATTATAATTCTTCCCAATTAACTAGCGACTCTAATCTGTCTGCTTTGTCTTCAATAATATCATCAAACCTTTCAACTATATCCTCTGAACGGATTGACAACTCCTCTATGAGCGTTAACTCATCCCACCTTTTCATGCGCTCCTTTATCTCTTCTAATGTTAAGGCCATAATTATACCACACTTTTCTTAGGTTTGCTACGCTTTTTACTAACTACTTGTGGCAGATAACTAACTGCCTTCTCTAGGCCAGTATCCCAGTCAGAGTAATTATCCCACCATACTGTAGTCATATTGTCGTACCAGTAGGTTTTCTCAGCGACAGGATACCATCTCCAGCAGGCCATGCTCTCGTCACCTATTAGGTTCAGAGTCTTAACACCAACACTTGCAGCACAGTGGGCGATAGCAGAATCCACAGAGATAACGGCATCTAGTGTTTGGATTTTGTCTGCTGTATCAACCCACTTAAAACTATCTAAGAACCCTTCTCCAATCTGCAGAGATACAAAATCATACTCAGGATGTCTTAGCACAAACTTATCTACTACTTCTTTAGGAATCTGTTTTGCAGCCATGTTCCAAGACTTGTTATCAGTATTATAAAAGATACCAACCAAGGGCTTACTGCGCTTAGGAGCCACTATCTCAGGGTTACGGTACAGACCCTCTGCACCAAACCACCGATCAGTGGGTGCTGCAGGTAACAGACCATGCTCCATCAGAAGGTAAGGCATAGACATCATCTTTATCCTAAACACCGAAGGAGGGCACTCGCTAGAGTTTTTACTAAACCCTGACTTAGTGTCCAGCCTACGCAGAAGTGGAATGATCTCTTCAGGATAGACGCAGAACACATTGTTTGTAAGCTGATTAATCATAGGAATGAAGCGCGAGAACTGTAGCATATCTCCCCAACCAGCCTCTGACCAAACTATTACATTACGTCCTTTGATGTTCTGTCCCGGCATCCAGACAGCAGCCTTATGAAAGTTATTCCTAACTCCGGGGAACTTAGCATTAGCATTCCAGAAGGCATCTGGTAAGGACCGAAGTTCGTGCAGTTTAAACCCGTTTGCCCAGTCTCCTTCACGGATTAGGTTCTGCCCTTTCTTGTAGTCCCTATCTGCGTCACTCCAGTTTATCTTTAGTGTTCCAATCATAATACTTGCCACCAATCTTATCGTAGTTGTCTATCATGAACTCTAGGTAGTGCTTTGCCTTCTCAAGATCCTGCTTACCTGCTTTCTTACGATGACGCTGCACATACTTGATTACATTGCAGGCCCAAGGGTCTAAGCCCCAGTCAAGGAAGACATCCCAAGGCTCGATGTTAGACTTGTAATGATCGCCACCAATCTGCTTAGACTTGATGTAATCACCCAGTGTTTTAACATCTATACTAGTAGCTTTGTCAAACGCTTGGTCTACATTATGTAGATTTATTGGCTCAAGTTGCTGGACCCTATACCAGTCTGAAGGAGTTGCGTTATCAATGCTCATACTTCTTCCTTAAATAGTTAAGAGACACTGGCATCTCATCGAAGCTGCCGTTAGTTACTTCATGCAACAGCCATATACCACGCCAGTACTTGTTACCCTGACTACCTAGATAGTCCTCGTCATGCAGGTAGCAGCAGCCACTAAAGAGGCCAGTGATCTGCGTGCCATCAGCACGATTAGAGTAGGCTATCTGTCTGTTCTGCACATGGCCCATCACTGAGGACATATGCTTCTTAGCTAGAAGAGCCGCAGCAGAGGCTACAGCACGCCCCATAACGCCAGAAGTAAAATAATGAGCGTACACAACCCCATCAATAACAACAGGTTCAAGGAACGGTACAACTTCCCAACCATGATGTTCGTAGTTAAGGTCGCTGAGACTAATAGTTCCATCCAGTTTAGGGTCTCCTTCGACAGCTCTGGAAATTCTTTCTTCATGATTTCCAAGAGTGAGGACCATTCTTGGTTTGTACTGTCGTTCCTTGTTTCTCTTTGCTCGTTCATTATGTTCCTTAATGGGTGCTAACAACATCTCCATAGCTTTGTTAGTAACTTCGATATCAGTCTTGTACCGTCTGCCTTCAAAGGACTTCTTACCAACATCGTAGCTAGACAGGCTAGGCATATCTGCAAAGTCCCCAATCTGTACAATCACATCAGGTTTCTTCTCTATAAGATACTTACCTACCCATGTCAGATAACTAAGATCAACACCGTCCTTGACTTGGCAGTCGGGGATTATGGCATGAACAGTCATACGTTATAGCCCTGTTCTTTTAAGTCTTTTTTTTCTGCTTCGCTCAAAGAATCAAAGTATTGTTTTAACTCTTTCTTTACTTCTTCGACGTCACAGTCATCTTCTTCTTCTTCTGACTCATTGGTATCTACAGTTGCAATGTACTGATTAGGTCCAATAGTCTCGAATAACCCGTCCTTCTCCATCTCATAAGGATCTTTTAGAACAACACGTTCCATCACACCGTTGTATCCAGTAGCTTCCAAGAACTTACAGAACTCGTGGAGAATCGTAGGCCATGCAGTGAAGTCTGCAAAGTAGTGACGTACCTTAACAGTCGAAGCCTCTGGATATTCTGTAGGCTCTTCAGTGTCAAACTCAGAATCATAAATGAATCGATAAACTTTACTCATGTTTGCTCCTTAATAGTTCAAAAAAGTAATCTGCATCTACCACAGCCAAGGGCTTATCTCTGTTTTGTTTGATGATGCAAACAGGTTCGTATCCTCCTGCGTTTCCTCTGGCTTGTTCGTAATAACCGTATACTGAGATAGCTGCTCTGGACTTGCATTCCAGACTAATTGGCAAGACCCGTCTGGCTGCTGGACTGAGTAGCAGATCCTCCCCGGAGACGCCCATACTAACTGAGCGAACATCGTCTGCCTCCAGATTGAACTTGGCTAGTATTAGATCTCTTACCCACTTTTGCAGGTGTCTTCCTTTGGACTTGGCGCTGCTCGGTTTCAAGTGTTACATCCTTTCTTACTTTAATCCACTGCTTAGGTAGATGCATACGGGCATTGCTGTTGTCCATAGATACTGTATTAGCGATGCACAGTGCGTCATCTGTTTCGTCAATAATCCAACCAATGCTGTGACAGAGGTGAACTTCCGCTTTAACATCTTCTTGCCATTCCACATCTGCTACTGCGTCAACCCATTGGATGTACTGCAAAGGGCAGGTGACCAAATCTGGTTTTCGTTTCTTCGTATCCATAACAATTGTCCATTCTCCAGTACTCGTTTATCATCGTTGTCGTATGCTTCCAAGACTGCCTTGTACATATCGGCTTCGGTAATACAGTCCTGAAGAATCTTCTCAGCTTTCTTTGGACCCACACCCCGAAGGCCAACAATGTTATCAACCCTATCGCCAGTCAATAGCTGCGTATAGAAATGTCTGATAGCTTGTTGGTCATCGATCAGGTACTTCTTATCTTTAATAAAATTATAATGCCAACCACGAATCATGTCAAGGTCTTTATCGATAGACATGACGATATATTCCTCAATGTCTCCAATCTCATAAGCCTTGATACCGATAGCGTCATCAGCCTCTTGTCCTTCTACTACGATACAACCCCATGCCTTCTCAAGGTACTCCCGAATCAGCTCATAGTGTTTGGGTTTAGCTGCGGTACGGTTTCCCTTGTAAGGCGCGGTTACTGCTATGTCAGTCCTATAGTTCTTCTTACCTGTAAGATACCCTTGGTAGTCTCCTACATAGGGTTTCATCACCAGTTCTTCCATGAACTCAGCACACCGTGCCAAGCAAATCTTGTCGCTAACTTCTTCGGAAGCGAATCCGATTCGGTAGCATACAATGTCGGCATCGATGAGTGCTAACATTACTTCTTCAGAAACGCAGCCATAGCTTCGAGTGCCTGTGCTGCCTGCTTCTTACTGGAGAACTCGTTGTCATTGATAGTGACAGAGCCATCAGAGGACACAGAAAACTTAAAGCATTCTCCTCCCCAGAATGAGGCAGGTAATCCGTCAACCTCTACTTCAAACACAGACTCTACTGGTGATACCTTCACATTAAACTTAGGTGTAGGTGCTGTTAATTTCTTTGTTGTCATCTTCTTTCCTTTCTTATAGAACATCATCAGCGGTTTCAAAACTATTAGTTCCTTCATACACTATTAGATCAGTGATCTGAAGTCCTGAGATACCGGGGCACATCTGTCCGGGTTTGGTCTTGGATTCATAAGCATAGACCAAAGCAACCCCCTTAGATCCGTTACCAACCTTAGCGGTAACAGGAGCACCGTCACTATCCGTAACCTTGATAGCGTAGTTCAAGGACTTCGGAGTGATAAAGTACCCCTTGTCATCCTTCTTACGGGCCTCCAAGCCAATGCCTTTAAGAGCCTCTACAGCGGCCTTGCTTAGGTTACAAATGTCTACCTGATACTTACCAGACATCTTATTAGGTGTGTCTAGGAAAGCCCACATAATGTCACCTTGAATCTTAATTGGTTTTGAATTCATACCTTCTCCTTTTTAAAGTTACAAATAATATTATATACTAGTTTAGTGTAGCTTGTCAACATCTTTCGGATTAGATTTCATATCCTGAAACATGGCCATCATAAAGGCAGTGCTGAAGATACTCTTCAGCTCCTCCATCTTCTTAACCGATGTCTGCATATTAATAGTCCGATCCTTCCTTACATTGATAAACACCACGTCTTCCATGTCCTTCCAAAAATCATCTTCAAAGTCTAGTGGGTTTGTGCCCATGTTGTTCCTTTCTTGTATTCACCGTCTAGTGGGCAGCGAAGACCTAAGACTTCTCCTGCTTCCTTGATACTGCTTACTGCTAACTTACCTACTGCATCTGCATCATCCTGACTGCATTCTATCTGCCACTCGTCATGCACATTAGCTACGAAATTGGCATTAAGCTTTTGCTCCTGTATCTTCTTGTTTAGTAATACAAGACCCTGTTTCATGACTATTGCACCAGCACTCTGCAGGAGTGTGTTAAGTGCTGCGTGTGCGGAACGCACTTGTAGTTTCCTACCGTCCAAACCCGGTAACGTCCCTTGTTCTGATAGGCGTTCAACCTTTTCTCTAAGACTCTTGAGAGCTGGAGTGTTGCGAAGAAAAGTACTGATGAGTTCCTGACCATCCTTTGCTGAACCACCGACAATCTTCCCGATTTTGGCAGGCCCCGCACCGTAGAGTAAGGCATATATAAATGTCTTGGCTTGCGCCCTTGTTTCCAAACCCGCAGCGAGTTGGTTTTTTGTATGGATATCGCCTTCAACGATTTCTTTTGCATAGCTTTCATCCTTCATATAGTGTGCCAACATACGAAGCTCTAAGGAGGCCGCGTCAGCACCCACTAAGACCTTACCATCATCCACTGTCCAGCAATCCCTACACTCGTGACCCCAAGGACTGCTACTGCTGGGAACCTGAGCCATGTTAGGGCTGTGGTGTGTCATGCGTCCAGTGACTGCTCCATTGGTGATGACCTTACCGTGAACCCTGCGCTCGTCAGATACAAACTCAAGCCATGATTCAACCTGAGCCACCCGTTTCTGAATGAGTAGGTACTCTGCGATCCTCTTTGCCTCTGGAATATCAACTCCGTCAAGAACTGATTCATCAACTATCACCGCTCCTTTCTCAGTGTGCTTAGTAGGTTTCCATCCCTTCTCAATCAACCGCTTTGCTATCTGCTGACGTGATCCCGGATTGAAAACCTCAACATCGTCCTTCAACTGCTTGCCTGTCTTCTCACTAAACCTTTGAGTAATAATAGGTGGGAAAATGGTTTGCAGTTCCTCTTCAATATCAGACAGCTTACGCTTCCATTGTCCAAGCAGGCACTGGGCTTTCACAGTATCGAGTTTAAAGCCATGCTTCTCCTGCTTAGCAATGATAGCCTGTACCCTATGCTCTAGCTCAATGGATTGCTCAGAAAACCCACGAAGCTCTTGCGTCAGATACAGGTACAACTCACCACAGATTGTCACGTCTTCTTGACAGTACTCAATCATTTCATCTGTCAGGCCGCCCTCGAAATCTTCGTATTCCTTCTTGGTTCGGTTTACTAGCTTTGCGAGATTGGCTAGACTGTGACCACCCTCTCTTGACGGGCTTGATAGTCTTGACATAACCAGTGTGTCCCGTACTTGGCTCAGTCTGATCGAAGTCTTCCATATTCTGTTTAGGACGGGGTAGTCGAATGATATTCCGTTGTGGGCGATTATCAGTTTGGCCTGCTGAATAAAATTGTTGAAGTCTTGTGCGCTTGTCCATGTCTTTACTTCTTTAGTATCCAAATTATAAGTAGAACAACACCAGATAGTGTTATGCTTAAGATTAGTTTCAATGTCAATTGCAACTCTCATGTAGGTAGATCCCGTTTCCTATTGTGTTAAATATTTTATCATACTTCAAAAGTTTTAGCAAGTTATCAAAGTATTCTACTTTCCCATGATTCTCCACACAGATGATCTTAGGTCTACCTAACATCGTCTGAAGCACTGGGTAGTCTAGCCCTTCTATGTCTATACACAATAAATCAGGGACACCATACTGAGCATACAAATTATCTAAAGTTACAACCTTTATTGGTACTACCTTATTTAGCTTGAACTCAGGGTGCAGCTTAATAAACTGAAGCACCGTATCGTAGTCAAAACTATTCCTGCCTGAGAAATCATCTACCATAAAGAACTCCAACTCTCCAGCCACAGGCCCAACTCCAACATTCAGTATCGTATCCCTACCACGATGCCTGTTGAATGCCTCTATGTGGTTTGGGTTTGCCTCCACACAGGTCCCTGAATGTCCACGTTCGTACAGCAAGGCAGTGTTACTGATATTAAAAGGATGGTGCGCCCCAACATCGAAGTAGCTGCACTTCTTAATTTTAAGTTTGTCAAGTATATTAAGAAGTATTAAGTCTTCTCCGAACTGAGAGTAGGTTCTATCCCCGAATGCCTGATCAGGATGACTCATAGTTCTTCCATCACAGTCTCGCTCATGCGTCCAGTAATCCGATCATAGTAGAGACCACAGGCAGGGCCAGTCAGTCCACTGAATCGATTCTTCAGCACCCGCACCCGTGTTGTATGCCTCTCCTTGAGATCCTCAGCCTGTCCGTTACGCTCCAGACCCAGCACCATATCCGACAACTGACCAATCGATCCTGAGCCTCGTAGAGCAGACAGAGAGGTACTTGCGCCTTCCTCGTGTCCCTTACCATCAGGACGCTTCAGGTGAGAGACACAGAACAGTGCTATCCCAGTCTCCTGAACCACCATCCGAAGCTTAGTCATGATCTCGTCTAGGGCTTTTCGCTCGTCACCATTGTCTTGTGCAGATACCACGATACTAACGTGATCAAGAAAAATATACTTGCAATCAAGGGCCTTAGCCATGAAACGAACCCGTGTGATAATGTTGTCGATTGCAGTAGAGCCAAAGTGATCAAAAAGATACACACGACCAGTACCCAGTGTAGCGTCAAAAGAATCTCGTAGTTCTTCATTAGTAACCTCGATGTCAGGTAGGTGCAGTGGCTTGTTAGCGTGTAGACTCATTAGACTCTTAGCAGTGCGCTTGACAGACTCTTCTAAGAACAGCAGACCAATGTTGTCCTGAGTGTTATTGATAATGTGATACACAATCTCACGCAGAAACTGAGACTTACCCAGACCTGAGCCAGCGGTTATAGTCACCATCTCTCCAGCCCTGATACCGTAGGTTAGGTCATTTAACCCACCAAATGGGTAGTTTACATCAGACTTTTCCACTGGTTGATTCACCAAATCCCACAATCCTGAACCATCGATGATTCCATCAGGTGTGAACCGTTCAGCCCTCCACCACAGATCTACGAAGTCTTTTTCCTTGTTCTCTTGCGCGTACTCACAGGAGTCTTTAATACCTGTGCGTCCCTTAAATATCTTGGCTTTAGTTCCAAGTATTTCAGCAACTGCATTAGCCGCTCCTCGGCCCGCATCATCGTTGTCAAAACAAATGACGATGTTCTCGAAGGAGTCGAGCCACTCGTAATTCGCTTTAATATCTTGGACTGCGTTGCCTGCACCATTCCTAACAGAAACCACAGGGTACTTAGAACCCAGCATCTGATACGCTGCCGCAGCGTCAAACTCCCCTTCCGTGATAGTAACATACTTACCTCCCTTGTTAAACAACTGCTGACCGAACAGTCCACCCTTGTTCCAGTCACCCTCAATGCTGAATCGCTTGTCTTCCATGTTCCTGCGCTTGAAAGCCACCAGCGTCTCTTCCTCGTTGTAATAGGGAAAGTAGTAGTAGCCGTCCTTGTTGCCTATGCCATAGGTCTGACAGGTAGACCTAGTTAAGTTACGGTCTATCACCTGCTCATATGACAGATCATGAATGTTAGTCACTTTAGTATTCACCTTAGTTAGTTTCTGCACTGGTTCCTCTGCGTTAGCATTTCGTCTAGCCTTGCCACAACTAAAGCACCGTGTACCCCAATCATAGTAGGTAAGCGCATCACTGCTACCACAGTCAGGACAAGGCTGGTGTGCCTTTAACTGTTCAGCCACAAGTTACTCCTTTCTGTTTTTCTTTGTGCATTAATTGTATCACATCTGCCATCACTTTTGCAACCCCTTGATCCAAGGACAGACGAGCCATAGCAGACACAGTGAACCAGTAGTGTGCTTCTTCTTGCATCTCAGCAATATATCGTTGTTCATCGTCATTCATACTAAATAGTTCCTTAATAGTTATTAATAGTATTAAAGTAGTTATTAATAATAATTATCTTTTAAGTAATAAATAATAAATACTGTTTAGTTGCTTAATAATACTAAATAGTGATTTTAGCATACTTAATAGTCCTTGTCAATATCAAAGTCTAAGAAAGGATCTTCCTGATCTTCGGTGTCCTCCTCATGCGCTAGATCAGGTCTAACAGTAGAATTAATCTGATCAGCCACACTACCGAAACAATGATTACACAGGTCTACGAAACCACCTGCCGAGGCATACTTCCTAGTAGCCTCAAAGTCTGTAAGGTTTTTATCACAACTTAAGCATCTCATTTTCCGTCATCTCCATAAAGTTTGTTTAGTCTGTCCCTACATTCTACCATGATTCTGTCCTTCTCAGGGTCAGGTACTAGCGACCAGTCTAGGATCTCGTCTAAGCGCCTCCCGCACCCGTAGCATATACCCCACCCCTCGACCACCTGACAGATGCCCACACAAGGCGTTTTAGGGCTTCTCAGAGGCATTATTTTTCCTCTCGTTGATCAGTTCAAAGTTTAACTTGGTGAGCAACTCGTTAGTCGTTCTTAGTTCCTCCTCAAGTCTCTCTGTCCTAGCCCTGAGCATAAAGTTCTCACGCTCCAATTCCGACACCATGTCGGGCAGTTCCACCTCATAAGGTACACCTGAAACTTTCACCATTTTAGTCCTCCCAATATGACCGAAGAAAGCCGAAGATAATAGAAAATAGCATCAATAGCAAGAAGTTAGTCATGCACCGTCCTTCCATGCCAACCACGCCAACCCGATATTAGACGCACAATAACCGAACCACACTATCGACATTGGCGCGTTCCCTAGTAGGGCATACCGAATCCCAATAGCCCCATAGATTAGCATCACCACTAAGATCAACGGGGTAGCCATTAGAAGTCCCTCGGCTTATAGTTCTTAGCCTTCTCAATCAATGCCTTGCTATGCAGCCCGATCAAGAAGTCCAAGTCCTTAAACACTGCCCCTAGGTCAGTCTTAGTCCTAGCGTGCATCATATGATAGAGAATATACAATTCGTCTGTCTTCATATCGTCTATGACTTCCTGCAGCTCTGATACCTTATCTTCTAGAGCCTCTACTGCGCTATAGTCAATAGTGTCCTGATCTGCGTCATTCCAATCATCGTAATTATATTCCTGCATGGTCTAGTCCCTTATCTAATTGTTAACTCGTCAAAAGAATCCATAGACTCACTAAAATAAGTGTTCCTCAGTAAGTCTAACTCATACCGCTTCTGCATCTCTGCCTTGACTATAGCGTAAGCGAATTCTACCATATCGTCAGATTTGCCGTACCAATTGTTAAAATCAGACAGATCTAGCCTCTCGTCTACTATGTCAAGTACTTCCTCATTCGTTAATAGCATTTTTAATTCTCCCATAATTTACAGTTAAAAGACATAACCCCAACCACAGCCCCATTATGCAATACTTTAGGGCTGATCCAATTACCTGACCCTATAAAGTTTTCAGTCTGAAAATCTTGTACTAATGACTGAAGACCCTCCATGCTTTCAGATTCTAGCACAGTAGTCGGGACATCCATTAATGGTTTGTCAGGGTCTTGAAACTTGTCAGGGTTTCCGCAGGTTTTGATTGTGATTGAATACATTAATGCTCCTTTTCAGTTAGTCTAAATCCCACGGTTTAAAAATCATGATAACACCGGCACAGCCTAGCAATAAGACTGCGATGCTTGCATATTCCCACATTGTCATGATTAATCCTCCAATACCATGTGCTCTACTATCTCATGCCAATTGACATCAGACAGAAAGGCTAGAGCATAGTCTAAGGCAATGCCCTCTGCCTGTTCCTCAATAACTGACTCAACATAGTCACGGCACTCTTCAGGTGTCTTATAGTACTCTCCTGCTCCGTCATCAAAGAATTCAAGATTGACTCTCCATGTTGCGTAGTTTGTCCAACCATTGTGTTTAGTGTTTTCCATGTCTAGGTTCCTTTTCTAGGTTTGTTTACTCATTGACTTCGTAAAATACTGCGCCGACTAGAGTGGCCTTGCCTTCGATTATAAAGGCCTCTAGTGCCTTTTCTAACTCTTGCCTACTGCTACCCACTAGCAACCGGCTAAATCCCTTAGAATCGGTATAGCGAAGCTTCTGTACTGGTGGTTTCAGTACTGGTGGAATAACCATTTCTAATTTCATAGTGTAGTGCCTTTCTAAGTTTACTTGCCTAAAGCATAGTCCCGAAGTGCTCGGATATACGCTGTCTTAGATTGTTGCATATTGGTATTGCCCTGCCAAGCCACTACAACAGTGCCTGACGGCTTTACGCCTAAGAATCTGCCTTTGTTGTTGGTTTGACCGCCGAAGACCCACTGACCCGCCTGTAATGCCTTGATCTGTGAATCCTGCATTGTCCACAGGTTTACTGGTTTGGTGAATTTCATGGTGTAGTCCTTTTAAGTTAGTTTGCCTAAGACTGTCTCTCGACAGTTTCGCCCATTTATGGCTCGTCAGTTAGGCTTTTTTCCTTGGCTTAAATTTACCAAGCAATTCTACTCCCTCTACCTTTGGAGCATAGAATTCTATCTGATATTGAGAATCCCATACGCCCGGAACCTTAAATAGCGAGTATTCGTAGCCTTCCTTTTGAAAAATATCTAGCAGGTCAGGCAATTCCCTTTTGTCGGTTGTGGTTGCCCATGTAAACGGGCTTGAAGCAAAGAAGTGGAAGTCTTGTGTTTTAGTGGTCATGGTTATTACCTTTCGTTGGTTAGGCTGCGAATAAATGCTGGTCGATGTTCTCGCAGTAGTCGTTAATTTTTTCCATGACTAACTGCTCAAAGCCTTCGGTGATTGTGTAATCGTTGATCAAGTCCCAGCCGTCATTTCCGTAGACTAGAAAGACTGCCGCTTTTTTGTTCTTCTCAGTCGATAGAAAGACTAGGTGGATCTCGTCAACATTCAGGCACATGGAAACAATGCTCTCGTGGTTGCTGTCCTTCTCGAACCCGTCTCCGTAGTCATACCCGATGCAAGGCCAGCCAGCGTCGTTTGCGGTTGATAACAGTTGGCGTGTTACCTGCTCTTCTATCTTGCGTACTATCTTGCGTTCCATTTTGTTTCCTTTCGTTAGTTAATTAATACAAGTGTTAGTGTACCTAATAAACGGATTAGTTCAAGAGAAAGTTACTAGGGAAAACCCTTATCTTGACTACTGTGCTCAGGTATTGCCTGCCTGTGGATAAATACCTGACAAGGGAACAAGGTCAAATCGGGCTGGAACCCGCATGAATACTAGAAAAACCGCTGGTGAGGCTTAGTTGATACCTGCCTAGCCTGAACCTAGAAAACCTGTCCTGAGCCTTTCTAATCAGTTTTAGAAGTATGTATATCTATACAGTACTGGTTACTGGTTATTTAGTGATCAGTAGCGCACCTGATTGGTGCAATAGTTTATGACTATGGATTGCATAGGTTTAGGCTATGGCTTCAGAGTGTTAGGTAGTGTCAGGTTAGTGTGACAGGGTACACAATAGACACTCTCACTGCACAACCTGGCATGATTCTTGCATAGCAATTACTGTGCCAAGCACTGATCAGCACTGTTGCGTAAATACAACACTATTCATTTATGCATATATCTGCATAGACGGGGGGTAGGGGTGGCATAGACTTAATAAATTATCTGGACCCTACAACACAGATGAGAGGTCAAAATAGACACTATATATAGGCTAAATTGTCTATGAAAATACTAGATGTGGTAGTGCTAGAAAGTCCTTATAAATCAATAACTTACATCTGTGCAGTACACCCTTGCAGATCTTAACTAAAAAGGACAGTGCTTATTCCTTCGTAATACCCAGAAGAGATGCCCTCTTAAGCCCTAAAGAGGGACAGAGCTGTAGAAATAACTTGACAAATCTCTAAAAATATGCTATAATAGGTGTTATAGTAAGAAACAACAATAAGTAATTATGTAGATCTGAGCAGTTGATCGCCTAAGAAGTTACTAGTAACAACTAGTCATCTAAGAAGGAATATTATTAATAATAATTACTAGTTACCTTCTAAACAGTTATATCTACTACATACTAAAACAAACGATGTAAAACTATATAGAGGAGAATTTAGTGTCAAACACTGAACCTCTGTCTGAAACGAAGTTGCCCCCTAGAAAGCGTGGCAGACCCCGTAAGGCAGACATTGAAGCCAAGAAGAGTCGTAACGCTGTAGGAAGACCTCCTGGAGAGGCCGCCAGGATAAAAGAATTCTATGCTCGTTTACTGTCCACCAGTGGCGAGAAAGTAATTGAGACTGTCCTTCGTAAAGCGATGGACGATGGTGATAAGGATCAGGTTGCCTGTCTTAAGATGTGTATCGACAGACTGCTACCGATTAGTCACTTTGAGAAGCAGGGACAGGGCAGGTCTAACGCAATACAGGTACAGATTGTTACCACTGGTACACCCCAGATAGCTGCAAGAGAAACTGAACAGATTGACTATGAAGTGATAGACGTAGACTCGGAGGAGCAGCGTGGCTAACCTTAGAGTCGAACTACATCCTAAACAGACGGAAGTATTTAATGATAATCACCGTTTTAAAGTGGTTGCTGCAGGACGAAGATTTGGAAAGTCTCGTCTCGCTGCTTGGACCCTCATCATTGAGGCATTAAAATCTAAAGAGAAGGATGTATTCTATGTTGCTCCTACTTTTCAGCAAGCTAAAGACATTATGTGGACGGTTCTTAAGGAACTTGGACATGAAGTTATCAAAACTGTCCACGAGAATACGGCGGTAATAACTTTAGTAAATGATAGAAAAATTTACCTTA